CCGACGCTCTTGTAGAATATTGTGGACCAGAACCGAATATTCCGCGTTGATAGCCAAGACCTGCTACTTGACCTAACCCACTTATTAATGATGCAGTGCCTTGAGCACGTAAACTAGCAGCAGCGCCGCTGCCCTCCATACGTGCCAACTCAGCATTAAGACGTGCGTTTTCTTGTTCATCACTTATCTGCATATTTGTCATTTCATTGTTAAACTCATTAACAGCCGCTTGATAATCAAACTCTCTGGCATTTATGCGCAATACAGCAAGCGGTGTGCCTCGGCTCATATCAAAGCCAGCGTACCCAGTATTAGCCCTTACTTCACTTTGTACTTCTCTTTCAAACGATCTACGATTTCTTACTTTATCAATAGCAAACTGTGCGTTAATAATGCCACGTTGTTTCTCAAGCAAACCAATATCGCGCTCAATCATTTCTGCATTGAAATTTGCCGCAGCTTGCGCTTTCTCAGCAGCTTTATCAGACGCATTTTTCTGTTTGATAGCGCCAGTTAATCCTGTGACAACTTGTATTCCTGTGCAAATAGCGCCCATAATCTACCTCACAAATCAAATGTATTCATGCGTGGGAACAACGCCAATACCGTCAATGGCAGTGGTTGCGTTTGCCTCACAAAAATACGGTCATCATCTTCAAACCCACCAGAAAACTCTATCTCTTTATCTCCTGTGAACAATGGTATGGCAGTGTCCATATCCATAGAACTATCCCTAAATGGTATACGGTCTAAGTCAGATGCACTATTACCAACTTCCACACCAACTGTTTCAAACAGTCTTAATGTAATTGCATGAATACGCTTTGGTTTGCCCTGACTTGTGCCATCAACAGAACCACTTTCAATACGTAATGTTTCTAAGTTGCTTGTGAACCCAAACCCTACAGATGCACTTGTTGCAGAAAAATCAAGCGAAATACCACCAGATGCAACCGTTTTATCAGGATGGCTTGCACCGTTGGCTAACACAGATACACTTTCACCAGGCAAATGATATAACCCTGATAAGCTGCTTACCGCACCGCCACTATACGACAATCCACTATCTACAAAAAAAGCCGCTGTTGTATTTGCGCCAAAGTCAAACAGTTTAAGTTTTTCTACGTATCTTTTTGTTACACTGTTGATTGTACGCTTCACAATCATGTACAATTCATCTTCACCACTATCAGACGGCAGTGTTGCAATGCTTTCTACCACAGCTTGTCCACCGCTAAAAGCACCGCCGATTACATGCTTATGCCAAGCAACAACCTCTTCTTCACGTCTATATGTCATTCCTAAAAGCGTACCGTCTGCTCTTGTAGCCCACACAACACTATCTGGCTCTTGTTGATACGCAAACTGTGTAAGACCGCCATCTGTGATATGCTCTGCAAGTATCGTCATATCAGGGGCAGAATACCCACCAGTATTAACATTACCAACAAACTTAAACTCTCTAACTTTACGTGCGCCACGTTGCACAAACAAAGTTACATCAGCAACTTGCACAGGCTCTATTGCCGCTGATCCATAGTTAGAATACTTACGTATCAATGTTGTTGTGGGTGTTATAGGTCCATCATTTGTTGACGTAAGCACATATTCACCACCAGATGTACCAATCGTTAAAACTCTTGTTGCCGAAAGATAACGAATTGCATTTACTTGATTTGACGCAATCGTATAGATTAGTGCGTCATCAGCGTTTGAGCCAACGGTAAAGTTTTCATAATTTCCGTTTTTACTAAACCAGATACTTTGCGGATTATTATTTGTACCTGCGAATACAAGTCTTTGCTCAAAAAACGAAACACAACTTGGCCTATTATCAGATCCACTTAATCCTGGTGAGGGAGACCCAGAAATAGAAAGTGTAGCGAAAGTCCAATTATTGTGATCCGATCTTGTTAAGGTGCGTATATCATATGATGGATGCACAATATACATTGTATCCGCAGATTGAGCAAATCTAATATTAAACAAATCAGCCTCAGCGTATGGCGTTGCTACTTCAAAGATTTCTGTTGCAGTGCCACCAGATGTATACGTTGTAAAGCTCGTAGTATTTATGTCATTTCCAAAGAGATCTTGCAGAGAAAACGTGTTAGTGCTTGAATTTGCTACTAAATAATTCCTACCATTTACCTCTGTCATACCGCCTAAGCTATCAACAAACACTTCGTCACCATTGCTAAAACCGTGACTATTGCTTGTAAATACACCGGGGTTTGCCTTTGTTGCGGCAGTAATTGTTTTTGCGGAAGAGTTTAAGACCTGTAGATCATTACGAAACACTCGCATAATCTGATTACCAAACTCAAGAATATACGTATCACTTGTTTTAAACTGAAACGGAATAAGCCGTGTTTTAACTGAGCTACTCTTTACCTCACCTAAATACTCAGTGCCGGGGCGTCTTGTAACGCCACCGTGCGGCATCACCACCATGTTCGTAAGATCTGATAATCCTTCACGATATTTTTCAATATTCGTTCTACCCTCTAGTCTAGGGCTTATTTCACCAGCAGTAAAAGAACTAAGAGCAGGGGCGCTTCTTGCCATTCCTAGAACCTACTCTCAATCAAGTCACTTGCTTCCAAGCGCTGTGTAGCGCTCTCTGTAGCGTCGTTAAATCTAGCTTCTTTAACCTCAGCTTCATACTTGGCAAACATTGTTTGCACGACGCTGTTTGAACCTGTGATAGCATACGCAATGTTAGATGCTAGTCGAGCAGATAGCGCTTGTATTAGGCTTGGATCATACTGTTGTGGATCTGTAATCTTTGCAATGTACTTTATCTTTGCTGTACCTTCGTCAGTCACAAGCTTTCTTCCCTCTATAGCAAACACAGGACCACCAGAATTGTTTGTCATATTGTCTTGTGGATATGACAGAGAGCCATTGCTGAACTCTAAAACTCGTAAACAAAATGGATCTGCTGGAAGTGCGTACTGAAACGTATACCCAAAGTTAGGTGCTGTGCTATCTTGTGCAAGCTCTGCTCTGACAATCAAACAATTCCAAGGGTGTGATCTAAACACCGCATCTCTCGTTCCTTCGTAAAACTGATTAACAACACGAGCAGCTTTACTGTTTTCAGAAAAGCTAGAAATGTTTGACGCTCCTAAAAGATTAAGTGCGTAGTTAGCTATATCAACCGTACTTGCCATTAACTATCTCCATATAAAAGAAGGGGCGGCGAACCGCCCCATCCTAATTAGTCAACCACATACTTGATGGTTAGCTCTATAGTACCAGTTCCGGCAGCGCCGCCCATAGTAACTGTAATAGCAACACCATCTTCATTGGTATCTGTCTCTGTGCCTGAGCCTAGAGCCAGTGTAGCAAGAATGTCTACCTTCTGCGCTGACGTAGATGCAGCCGCTGCTTTGTACGCTGCTGCTGACGCGCTGACTGCGCTTCCAGCTGCATTTGTATGTGCAGCAAAGCCTACAGACAAGGTTGTAGATGAACCCATTGCATCATGTGCAAGTGATCCCTCTAACAATCTTGCTCCATCTGGCAAGATAAACATCTCGATAACATCACCTGACGCTAAAGAAGAGGCTTCAAAAGTACCATGAGCAACGCGGATACGTCCACCTAGCTCATTAGCTTTGTTCATCACGGCTGGAGTTGCTCGTGAATTAGTGCGTTGTGTCGAAAAAACAGTAGCCATTTATCAGTCTCCTTACTCGTTACAAGCAATTTCTACTACTTTTTCTTCTTCCATGCGAGTTGCCCCGATAGACTGACAGTAGTAGACTTGCGTTGAATATGACTTGTCGGCTCGTTCATCAATACGTGCGGCTGGCTCTTTACCAACAGCAAGCTTAATACCATCTGATGCAAACGCAATAACCTGACGGTCACTGTTACTGTCTGTGTTTAGACGGTTAGATACGATGAATTGAAAGCCCACAAACGAGTTGATTTCACCCTGAGCCAAAGCCTTTACGGTATTGAAATCACTTGAAGTCACGGTTGTGTTGTTCAACAAATCACTGATTTGCTTTGGAGATACAACGATGAAACGCGGTATTGACGGATCAACACTTGCTGCATCAAGTAGCTCTTTAGCGCTTACTAGTTTGGCAATAGTCAAACCAGCAGAACCATGAGCAATTTTCTGGCCTGATGGAAGCGCTGTAGAAGTGCTACCGTCTTTACCAGTGTTTGCAGAACCAAGAGCCGCTGTGATGATTACATCATCCATAGCACGACCCATAGCTGCTGCTGCTGCACGGCTGTAGGTTGAAGTCGGATCAACAAGTAAACGCACTTTGTCCTGATCGTCGATCAAGTCAGCGTACTCATAATCTGACATTGTTACCATACGTCTGCTGTGTGGTGTTTCCACCAACGGCGTATCCGCATGGCGTGAAGTACGTAGGACAGCAGATGCTGCACCCACTTGGTCAAAAAAAGCTTTTTCGCCATTCACGCTTTCTGAATCTACCGCTGTACGCAATAGAGAACCCATTTGCTGCGATAGCATTTGGACGTTTGAAGAAAACTGATTGACAAAAGCTGTAGTAATTTGGGTTGACATTACGTCTCTCCTTTACAGTTTCAGTTTCGGGTTTGCTTCGCCTGGTTATCCCAGAGGGGCCAATGCTACTGCTTAGGGCAGCTATTCCGCTTGTCTACAAGCTTTCTCGTGGGCCTTGCGGTTATCCACTAAACATACTCCCTGAGACGTAACACTTCATTAATGTAAGTGTCATGCTCTGGGTGCATCTTATCCCAATATGGACCATCTCGTCTAGTCATCTCTGAAATTTGACGTTGAGCCTCTTGTGGTGTCATTATAAGCTCTGATGGTGCGCCTTCAAGGTTATCTTCTCCAATTTGTTCCGCTAGCTGCGAAAACATCTTTACAACCATTGGGTGATCCCCTAACATTCGCCCGTCAGATAAAATGATATTATCAAATATTTCTGTATCACCAAGCAAATCTCTTGCTGCCATTTGTGCAAGCTCAAGTCTCTGGTCAAACGCTTGACCAAACTCCTGACGTAACTCTTGCTCACCTTCATGCAAAGCTTTCTCTGTAGTTTCAGTCATATCAGTTTCCAAGCCACTGATTGTATCTCTGACAAAACCCATCATTTCATTTGCTTGTGCATTTGTAAGACCAGCAGTCAATGCACGTTCACGAAAGTTCCCAATTAGATCATCACTTACTGAAACTTCACTTTCTGCAAACTCATAAGCATTTGCTTCTTGTGGTGCGCCAAGTTTTGTAAACACCTCACGCCATTCTTCTGGCGTTGCAGATTTACTAGGTATGGCTACCTTGTCGGCTCCAATCATGCGTTGTGCATGTACATAGCTTTTCGCTAATGCACCAGGGTCCGTAAAGTTACGTAGTGAGGGTTCATTACGTAGCTCTTCTGGTAAGCTTTCTAAAAAGCCAACTGGTGCAGTTTCTGGTGCAGCTTGTGCTACAACAGCTTCTGGTGCA